CGGCAGCTGCGGCTATCGGTGGGCTGGCTGTCGTCATCGGTGACGCAACCAAAGCCGCTATTGAGGACGCAAAAGCACAAGCCCTGCTCGCCCAAGCCATTACCAATAACACGCTGGCTGGGGAAGCCAACATCAAGGTCGCTGAAGCGTTTATCGAGTCCACGATGATGTCGGCCGCTGTGGCTGACGATGAACTACGCCCAGCACTGGCCTCGCTTGTCCAGGTGACCGGGGAGATGACTTCGGCACAGGATGGCCTTACGCTGGCCCTCGACGTTGCTGCAGCCACTGGCGTTGATTTGGGCACGGCTACGGATGCCATTGCTAAGGCGTACGGTGGCAACACTAGAGCGCTCGGTAACTTGCTGCCTTCGGTACGCGAACTCATTAAAGAAGGTGCGTCGCTGGACGAGGTGTTTGCTGCGGTGGCTGGTACGGTCGGCGGATCAGCAGCTGTGGCTGCCAACAGCGCCGAAGGTCAAATGAAACGCTTGTCGCTTACCATTGGCGAAACTAAGGAATCTATTGGCGCAGCATTTCTGCCCATTCTTGAGCGCCTGCTCCCGGTACTTCAACGCTTTGCGCAATACGTACAAAACAACACTGACAAAGTTCTAGCGGTCATGGCTGTGGTCGGCTCCCTTGCCGGGGCGATTCTGGCATTGAATGCAGTAATGAAGGTCATCACGGTGACGCAGTTGGCGTTGAACCTTGCGATGGCTGCTAACCCAATCGGTCTGGTCGTTACGGCTGTGGCGTTGTTGGTCGCTGGCTTTGGTGTGCTGGTCGCTAAGACTGGCAGCGTCAAAAACGCATTCGCCACCATGGGCAACTTCATCATCGGCATTTTCGAGAGCATCGCCAACACATACGTCAGCATGATAAACCTCGTCATCAAAGGACTAAACCTGCTGCCCGGTGTCAGCATTGACCCATTGGGTGACATCAAGTTGCCACGTTTCAACATTGGTGAAGGCGGCGGCGGTAGCGGAGTCACTGCTGCTGGCCCTGATCGAGTAGAGCGCATGATTCAAGTGCCAAGCATCCCGGCTATTGCCCCGGTCACGTTGCCTCCCCCATCGGGTGGCGGTGGCGGTGGCAGTCGCGGTGGCGGTGGCGGTCAAATGACCGTACAACCGTTTGACCCTTCGGTGTATGACCCCAAGAGCCGCTACTACGAAGTACCAGCCATGCTGGACGCGGCATACGCGCCAAAGCAGGCTGTGTACAACGTGACCGTCAACAGCACCATTGCCGATGAGCGCCTCGGTGACACCATCGTAAACGCGCTCAAACAGTACAACCGTCGCAGCGGCCCACTTGACGTACAGATTGCGTAACCATGGCTGCCAGCGTTGTCCAATCAGGTAGTTACCTGCTCGAGCTTGACACAGGCTTTGATTACAACTCATTCAGGTTAGATGACGCAACTAAAGGCGTACTCAACAACACCACCTATGGCTTAGGGCCACAAGCTGGTTACGCAGACATCACCGAGTATGTGAGCGAAATTGCCTACAAGCGAGGTCGTCGCAACATTGACGATCAGTTCGGTGCCGGGACGATGAGCTTCCGCATGACCGACGAGACGGGCATTCTCGGGCCGTATGACACTGCCAGCCCCTATTTCGACCCAAGCAACGACAAGCCGGGCCTTGCACCTATGCGTCGAGTCAGGCTGAGCCGATCATCGGAATACCTGTTTGTCGGCTACGTCACGGCTTACAACTACGAGTTTGCTTTGGCTGGCCCTAACACGGTGGCTGTGCAATGCTCGGACGATTTCTATTTGCTGGCTCAGACGCAGATGGCTGCGTTCAACCCGAGTGCGGAAACCTCGGGAGAACGCATTGAGACTGTTCTAGCGTTGCCAGAGGTCAATTACACAGGCACTACGGCTATTGACGTGGGCACCGTCAACTTGGGCCACGACAGCTCATACACGCTCAATGCCGGGCAAAACACGCTGGGCTACATTACGCAAATCAACCAGGCAGAGCAGGGCCGAGTGTTTATGAGCAGGGCGGGCGTGTTCACATTCCAGCCGCGTGTGGGAGCAACGCTGAGCGGCTCGGTCATCACGTTTGCCGATGACAACACCAACACACCGTATGACAACGTGGAAATCGAGTTTGACGCTGACGGGGTGCTCAACCGTGCCTACGTGCAGGCGCTTGACGGCAAGAATGCGTTGGCTGAGGACTTGACCAGTCAGGCTACGTACTTTATTCAGTCGCAGTCGATCACCAACAGCCTGTTGCATCAGCAAAGCGAGATCGATGACTTGGCTGATTATCTGTTGGAAGCGGAACCTGCCCCACGCTTTACGGCTGTCAGCACCAGCTTTGCCCTGCTGGACAACGCCGAGCGAGCGCTGGCTGCCACCGTGGACATCGGAGACACCATCACAATCACCAAAGACATCACCGGGCTGTCAACCATCACGTCCGAGCTGAGCATTGAAGGCATCGAGGGCAACATCAATTTTGCGTCAGGGCATCGCATTACCTACTACACAGCCCCAACCACAATTGTCTACGATTTGATACTGAACGACCCGGTGTACGGTCAACTTGACGGCACTAACGTGCTGGCTGCCTCATCGCCACCGCCGCCACCGGCACCAGTTATTATTGAACCCGAGATGATTACAGTTGGCTTCGACGGCTTCAGCCCTGCAGACGGTACCCTACTTTATTTTGGCTCTGTGTTTGATGTGCCGATTGCAGGCAATGCTGGGCGACGCAAGATTTATTTTACAGAAGCAGGAACAATTACGACCGCTGATGTATTTACTTACGCCACAACTGCGGGAAGTAACGAAGCTTGGACGTTGAACATACGTCTCAATAACACAACCGATTATTTGATAGCAACCGTGTCACTAGCAACACAAGAACGCAGATGGTCAAATGCTGCAATGAGCGTTCCAATTGCAGCCAATGATTACATTGAAATGGTGTTTACAAACCCAACGTGGGCAACTAACCCTGTAACGCTTGTCGGCGGTGGTTACATAAAGTTTGTGCCATCAGCCTAGGATGAGGTAACCATGGGCGCTAACGCACAGACAACTGTTCCAACATTTACGGCTGCACAGGTTCTGACTGCCGATCAGATGAATCAGAGCGCTCGAACTGGTGTGCCAGTGTTCGCTGACACCACAGCGCGTGACGCTGGCTTTGGTGGCTCAGGTGAAAAGACTTTGGCTGAAGGCCAGTTGTGTTATTTGGAGTCCACTGACAAGGTGCAGTTCTACAATGGCACTTCGTGGGCTAACCTTGGAAGCGTGACTAACGTAGCTGCTTTTACTGCTTCGGGTACGTGGACTGTTCCAGCCGGAGTTACTTACGCAATTGCCCACATTCGTGGAGGTGGTGGTTCGGCTTCGCGTACTGGTGGTGGTGCTGGTGGCAATAGTTCTGTTGCGTTTTCAGGTGGCACAGTTACAGCTGATGGCGGCGGCGCTTACACAAACGCCAATAATTTCAATCACACAGACTTCGTGACTGGTGCACCTAACAGTGGAGCACCCGGTCTTGCAGCAGAAAGAACCTTGTTTCAAGCTTCGGGTGGTTGGGGTTCGTATGTTGTTGCAGGTGGCGCAGTAACACCAGCCGCAAGCATCACAGTTACAGTCGGCGCAGGTGGCACTGCTGGCACATCAGGTGCAGCAGGCGGCTCAGGTTACGTTTGGATTGAGTACCAAGTATGAGCGAACGCACAGTAGCAATCGTTGAACCCGACACCACCAAAGGCGTGGTAGTCAACGTAGAAGTCGTAGCACCCGACTGGGTCAACAACGACCCAGCGCACTACATCGAGTACGACGCAGAACATCCAGCCGCAATCGGCTGGGAAGTCATTGATGGCGTAGTACAAGTACCACCGCCACCGCCACCAACACCAAAGGCATGACCTATGAAATGGGCACCCATGCTCGAAGATTGGTTGAAAGCTTTCGTCGCTGGAAGCGTCGCCGTGCTTATCACAAGCAACTACAACGTAGAAAACGCGCTAAAAGCCGGAATAGCAGCAGTACTGCCAATGATCTACGCATGGGCAAACACTAAAGACACGCGGTACGGACGCAAGTGAAATACCCGGTCAAGCCAGTAGTACTACCTGCTGACCTGCGAGGCGTACAACCGGGCCGATTGCCTGCCTACCTGCTCAAAACGATTCGGCCCTATGGGCAACTGCATCCATTGGCGGCTCAGGCGTGGGAGGCGATGCGTAGAGCTGCACACGCTGACGGCATCAGGCCGTTCAAGCCCACGAGCGTGGCAGACACGTACAGGAGCTTGGAGACGCAGGAGCGAGGCTTTATGGCCCGATACACCACAGCGCCTATCCCAACTACGTCTGTGCGCACGTACAAAGGGCAAAAGTACTACCTAAAGCCCGGCATGGCTCCAATGGCAACACCGGGCTCATCTATGCACAATTACGCATTGGCCTGCGATGTCAGTGATGCCAGCGGTGATCGACTCAAATGGATGCTCGCCAATGCTGACTGGTACGGCTTCTGCTGGGAGCTGCAATCAGAGCCTTGGCACATCAGGTACTACACAGGGGACAAGGTACCCTTGAAAGTGCAGCAGTTTGTGAGCCTGCATGCCGACAGAGATTTACGTAGCGCTAATTAGCGGTATTGCCATCATCTGCGCAGCTGTCCTGCCAGCCATTCTGATTGAGCGTGCCCGACGAGAAAATGCTGATGATCACGCATACGTCCGCAAGATACTTACTAGGGTGGAACACAAGATTGACAACCACCTGGAGGATCACGACAATGGCGTTACGCGACGAAATAGAACCAAGACAAAATAGGTTGCACGACTTAGGCGTTTGGATTGATGCACAGCCAAACGGCGAGGAATGGTACGACCTCATTTACAACTTGGATTACAGCAATCACTCGATAGCCCGGCTGCTGACCAAACACGGCTTCAAGTGCGATTGGAACGTTGTCTACCGATTTAGGCGCAAGCATGTCTCTAAGTAACGAGATTGCTGAGGAGCAGACGCTCGAGCAGTTGCGTGAGGCGCTCAAGCGTTCTCAGCAGCAGTACGCCAAGCTCAAGGTCAAGAACGATGAGCTGGTGCAGGCTGTGTATCAGGCCGCCAAAGACGCAAGCCTTGGTACGCCACCAGTAAAGGTCAAACCACCGACCAAGGACACTCGCAAAGGCAAAGCCGAGGTTGCAGTGATTCACTGCACCGACTGGCAGCTCGGTAAGAAGTCTGTGTCGTACGGCTC